CCACCACCACCACCACCACCACCACCACCACCACTACTCGCCCCCACCAGCCCTGTCGGGATGGACACACGGGTGCAGTACGCCGCCCGCCCCGGCACCGGCTCGACGGCTGGGATGTAGACCGCGTTCGCCAGCCTGCTGAGGCGGTTGGCCATGGTGTTACTGCTCCGGAATTACGAGTTGGAAGAAGTCGAACGAGAGCGGGGCGTCTTCCACCAGCGGCAGCTCGGTGATGACCATGTCGTTGCCCACGCCGCCGGCGGACCCCTGAATGCGAACCTCGGTAGTGGTCGCCGAACCCGTGTCGGTCGCTTTCACCAGACGGAAAAAGGTCGGTGTGCCGTCGGCCACGTTGTTGCCCGTCCAGTTCTCTGCAACCGACTTGGTTATGACGCCACCGGGCGCATCAGGCTCCAGCGTCAGCGGGTCACCCATACCACCCACGGAAATCGTGTTGAGCAGCACGGCGCTCGGCGGGAGTTCAGAGTCCGCACTCGGTGGAACCGGGCCGGAGTAGATATTGATGAAGCACTCGTTGAGCAGAGTCCGCATGTCGCTGCTCGCGGCCAGTCCCTCGCGGAGGGCGGTACTTAGTTTCAGGACCATGGTCTATTCCTCTTACACCGAGTTAGTCGGGACGTACGTGATGCCGCAGATCAGTTTCGCTTCGAGGCCCACAGACAGCGGCTTGGCTGTGGAGAACCGTACCACCGACAGCAACAACCCTGTGTTGGCTCCCTTGACCGAGTTGGTCACAATGAACGAACCGTACACTGTGGCCTCCTTGTTCGGTGTGAACACGGCTTTGTTGTCGAAGTTGTGGTAGGTGCCGGACTCGTAGCTGCGATCCCACAGCGGGCGCGTGGGTTCGTCGTAGTCCACGAACTCGCCCATCACCAGCGGGATATCCGCTGCCGTGGTGTTCGCTGCGGCGATAAAGTTGTTCCGGAACAGTCCGCAGTACAGCTGCGAGATCGGGGCCACGTCGCCGAACGGGGCCTGCATGAGGAAGTCGATGCCCGCCTGCGGGATCAGGTTCATCTGGACTTCGCGGTCGATCAGCTCGCCCGTACGCTTGTCGAAAATCTGAAGCTCGTGGCGGAAGCCTACGGCCAGACCTTGCTGCGGGGTGTGTAAGGTGTGTCGGTTCATTATCCTATCTCCAGATCGGCGAAGTCGCCGGTGGCCAAGCCGTTCGCGTTGGTGCCCCCACGCATAGTGGTCACGATCATCTCGTTCCCGTTGTGGCCTACCAGTCCTGCCGCGCCTGTCTCCGCCACGTCCGGGGCGAACGTCTGGCGGTTGACCAGCTGGACCGTCCCATCTGGGGCGCCGATGGCTTGACCGTACCGAGTGAACCAAGCTACTCGTCCATCCGGCAAGTTGACGGCGGTGCCACCTACCGCATCCACCCCGAGTACAACACGTTGTTGGGGCTTGTCTGTCTCCAACCCGGTCAGGAAGTACGTCTGATCGGCGACAATATACACCCCGCCGTCCGTCGCCGCCAACACACGGATGGGCGCCGGATACTGGAAGAACCCCGCCACTGGGTCCGTGAGGTGCGGGCGGTGCGGCAGGGTGAAATAGACGTACCTGTCGCGGCACCCCACCAGCACAGCGTGGTGCTGAACCAACTGGTCGCAGTGTGGGAAGTGGGTCAGCCCCGCCGTGGTCAGGTACTCCGTCTCGTCCCGCACGAACCCGAACGCTGTAGCCCCGGCGATCAGCGGCCCTTGGTAGTACAGGGTGGCGCTGTTGACCGTAGAGATGTACACCCGCAGCGGGCGCTGATCCGTACTGGTGACGCGGATGCCGCTGTTTCCTGAGAGGCGGATCAGCACCGGGTCGACGCCGGATTCTGCACCGCCGTCGAGCGCCGTCACAGCGACTTGGTAGATGCCCGCCGGGAGCTGCCCCGCGATCTCCTCCACACCGAAGCCGGGAGCAGGGACCGCCCATGCGCGGACAGTCACGCCGTCGGTGCGCAGACTGTCCGCGTGGGTACTCAGGAACAACTCCCCATGCAGCGTGGCCCCGCTCACTGGGGAGCCTGCAGCCACGGTGCCGAGGACTACGCGGCCCCCAGTGAGTGGGTCGAACGACACGAGGTCAGTGCCGTCCACTACCACCAGCTTGTTGTTTACCGAGAACACGTGCCTTGCGTCCACGCAGTCCATCACGCGGTCGTACCCGGCCCGCAGTCCCAACAAGCCGTCGGCTGCGGGGTCGAAGTTGACGAGGTCGCGGACGGCTCCGTCGGGTAGGCGGTTGGCCTTGGCGACGTTGTTTATACCCAACGGCCACTTGTCCTTGCGCACGGGCTCCATCACACCACCACCCTGTTGAACATCCAGCCATAGATGAACTCCTCGTTCTTCTCGTGGCGCTCGCACAGCACTGCGTAGTGCTCGCCTTGGAAGCAGTTGAGCGTGCGCAACAGCACCAGCTCCCCTGACGTCCCGCGATGATCGAGGTATGCGACGAGTGCTTCGCGGGTGTAGGGCCCCACAGACCCGTCCACCCGCAGGTCTGGGTACAGCGACCCTCCCTTGTTGAACAGGTTGAGCGCACGCTGGAGGAACTTACCGGCGGTGTACACCCCGGTATTCACCCCGGTGTCGAACACCTCCTCGGCGATGGACGCCGAGATGGGCACCAGCTTGTCGAACCCGGGGAGGATCAGGTACTCGCGGGTGTAGATATCCACGGCCACCTCGCGCGGCAGGTCTCGCATCCGCCCGGTCCAACCGTTGCGACGCGCCACCTCGGCGGTGATCCCCCACATGGTCTCGCCGCCTGAGTCCTTGGGGTTGTTCGAATAGCGCCCCTCACGCCCAATAGTGTCGTCGATGATCTGTTTGATGCGGTTCACTGGACTCTCCCACGTACCCACTGCTGAAGCTCCGTATACCGCGCCCGTATCACCCGGGCGCACTTGTTGTTCGCCAACATGGTGGCCTCCACCTCGACGTCAGACATGTCTGTCGTCAGGGCTGCGAACGCGCAGGGCTCCTCGTTGAGCCGGTCGTCCGGACGCGCCGGCTTCGGACACTGCTCAGGGTAGGCCAAGGGTCCGGTTGTAGAGGTGCACCCAATCAGCAGCGCGCTGAGGATCAGGACACTCAGTGGTCTTGTACTTCGTGACATACCGGATAACCTCCCTATCCACGTACTGCACATCCACGGCGATCTGGCGCTCGACCTCGTCCAGTCGTTCCGTAGAAGTCTGGCGGTTGCGGGCCTCTGCCGCCTCCACCTCCTGCACCTGTCGGCGATACTCCGCCATGGCCGCCGCTTGGTCTTGCTGGTATTCCAACAAGTCGTTGTGGGCTATCGTCCCACGCACCCACCACGCGGCTGTGGCGGCCAGTATGGCGATCAGCAGATAGCGACTACTCAGCGCGAACATGGGTGTGCGGCCCTGATCCGCGTAACCATCTGGATTTGTCCGAGGAACACGATGGCCACGGCCAGATTGTACGCCACGAACATCGGCCCGCTCAGTAGCATGGTGTGGGCCAGCGGCGGGTGTTCGAGCCACGCCAGCGCCGTGGCGAGGAGGAACAAGATACTCAGTAGGCAGACCGAGGCCACTGAGGTCTTGTCACTCTCCCGCACAGCCCCCTGCGTTCGGAAGAACACCACCGCGCGGGCGATGATGAAGGCGTGGATCAGGGCGGTGATGATGGATATGGCGGTCATTGCTTGCTCCCGAATGGTAGTAGCCGGTCGAGGGCTGCTATGAACCGGGCCTCTAGTGCATGCACCACGGGGAACGCGAAGAAACCCAGTAGCATGACGATACTGTCCCTGAACTGGTTGTCTTCTGCAATGAGACCCCCAAGGGCTTTACCCAAGAACGCGGCCAGTATCACATTGGCGAACAACACGCCCCAGAGGAACTTTCGGTTCTTGGTTGCGTTCAGATAGTAGAAGTTGGCAACCCCACCAAACGCGCCCAAGAGCCCCAAGTGCCCCCAAATCAGCAGCCCCTCAAGAAAGCGTAGTAGTCTATCCATAAGGTCCACGGCGGACTCCTCGTTCAACGCTGCCGCATGTTACCACGCCCCAACCTGTTCTTGGATGGAGCGGGACGGAGCGCGCGCCGTCGGCACGCCGTACTGATCAGCGGTGACCTGCGACCGGACGCGGGTTACCACGGCCCGGCGCAGGTCAGAGCCCTTGATCGCCATGTCGGGGAACGCCGAGTTCCACTCGCCGATCTTGTCCATAGCCTCGCTGATCAGCGCCTGATCGCCCGTGGCGTGGCCCAGCGCCAGTCTGCCAAGGTATCGCTGCTTGAGGGTCTGCGCGCGGATAGTCGCCTCATACGTGGCCCCGCGCACTTCTTCCACCTCGCGGCGCCCCCCGCTGCGCAGGCCGGCGGCGCTGGCCAACGTGCCCCACACCCCGGGCTCGTAGTAGACGATCTGGCGGCTGTCCTTGACGCCCTCGGTACCCTCGAAGTACGCCTTGTAAACGTCTCGGATACCTGCCGGGGCGAGGTTCTTGACCGCCGCCACATGGTCGCCGGCGAGGGCCTTCTCGATCCCTGTGAAGATGTTCGCACCCAGCCCGGCCCACGGACCAATGTGCTGCATAACGTAGTGCTGGAACAGCTCTTTCGCCGACGCATCGGCGGGGGCGTACTGCCCACCCACGGAGACGAGCCCGTCGGCTCCGACGCGACTGAGATCAATCACCCCGGCGAGCAACCCGTGCGCCAGAACCTGCGGCACCGACCGGACGAACTCCGTACGGCTGTCCAGCAAGTCGTCGTCGTCGCGGAACATATCGGCGATGGCGAACGCCAGCGGAGCCATGATCGTACCCGCCGCACCTGTGAGGGCGAGTTGTGTACCCAACATCCACGCCAGTGCGCGGCGGGCGACGGCCTTCTCCTCGGGCGTACCCGTCATGCTGTCCCGAATGTCCTTGGCCATCATGGCGAGCATGTTCACGCGGTACTGCTGGAACTGGAAAACGACCTTGCGCCACGGTCCCTGCATGACCGTGGGCTTGTTCGACTGGCTGTAGTCGAACTGCGTGGTCAGCGTCATGGTGTCCGCGACGTCGGCGATCTCTGCCTGCGCCTCAGCGGGCGGGGTGCCTGCGATACCACGACGCTGCATCTCCAGCCTCGCAGTAGCCAGCGCCACCACCTGTCGGTTGAACACCTCGGACTTGTGCATGAAGTACCCGCCCACCTCCAGCGCCTTGCGCCAGTGGCCGGGCATGCTCATGCCGCTCTCGCCGGCGGCCAACGCGTTCATGTCGTGCGCCAGTGTGAAGTCGAGCGTCCCGCGCTCGAACAGGTCTTGGAGTACGCGGCGCTCCGGACTGTCTGCGCCCAACACGGACTTCTCGCCGAGCAGGTCCCCGCCGCTCTTGGTGAAGTCGGTCAGCGCCCGTTTCAACTCGCGCAGCGCAGGGCCGCTCTTGTATGCGCCGGCCAGTCGGGGCAGGGTCACCATCGCCGTCTGCATGGAGTTGATCAGCAACTGGGAAGGCGAGGACATGAACCACAGGAAGCCCGCCTGACTGATCGCATCAGCCACGGGTGAACGGTCTGTGGCCAGTGACGCTGCGTGCTGTCGCTTGACGGCGTTTACAACGCGTTGGCGGGCGATGCCGTGCTCGTCGTTGGCGTTCTGCGCAGCCACCTCCTGCAGGTGCACCAGACCCTCACTGATCTGCCCGTCGTAGCGCAGGCTCGCAATGCTGCGGGCCGACTTGATGGAGTAATCGCTGAACCCCCGGAACGCATCTGTGGTGGCGCCCCGGATGTTCCTGCGACGGTTGGCGTGCTGCAGGAACGACCCCTGCGGCAGGGACTGCAGGTACGCTTCCACCAACCCCTCGCGGATCGAACGGTGGAGCTGCGGGTTGGCTGCTTCGGAGACGATGCCGTCCACCGCGCGCTCAATCGTCTCGATAGTCTGGTAGTTAATGCCGTCCAGCGCCCAGTCGTGCTCTCGGCGCAGCGTTACATTGGACACCTTGTACTCGTTGGTGTCGGAGAACTCCTTGGACAGCAGCTCGGCTCGGACTGCGTTCGCCTCCTCAATGGTGTCGTGGCCCGAGAACCACGCGATCTTGCCGTCGTTGGTTCGGACAGTGACGAGGTAGTCGCCGTACCGCTGAAGTGGGGAGTACGGGCCTGTCCTCATTTTATGCAGCGCAGTCTCGATGCGGTCGCCATACAGCTGGCGGAACTTATCACCGGCGAAGAACTCGGCATCCGTCTGGTTGTCGGCTTTGTAGACGCGGGCGATCTCGTTGCGTAGGGCGTTGAACCGGGCGCTCCACATGTAGGAGTACTGCGCCTGCGTCTTTTTGTAGAGGGCTTGGCCTTCCGGCCCCACTGCGTTCCACAACTTCCGCAGGTCTCGGTACGCCTCCTCGCGCTGCTCGGGCGTGAAGTTCATCTCCGC